ATGAAGGCAGATAAAAAGAAGGTTGCAGTCATTGCAGCCGTGATCGTGATCGTCCTTTTGGCGATCTGTTTTGTTGTTTTAGGCGGTAAAAAAGGGAACGCCGGATACTACAACGGAGACCCGTGGGGTATGTCCTACAGCGACTTCAGCAAGAAACACCCCGAGGCTATACCGGGCGGCAAGGAAAACGCATATCTCATCAAAGGTGGTCAGCTTGCAGATGTTCCCGAAGTGAATGAAAAGCTTGGACAGCTTACAACCGTTTATTATTTCGATCAGAACGAATTGAAAAGCGTTAAGGTACTATTGATGCTGGCAGGAGACACTTCTTCTAAATGCCGCTCTGCCATTATTGAGAAGTACACCACCCTGTACGGCGAAGCTTCTGGTGAAGAAGGAAACTCTGCTTATACATCGATCTATTGGAACACGGACAAAACGGATATCACCGTCAACGTGTTGGCTAGCGTTGTTATGATCGACTTTACCGAGAAGGGATATACCGTAGACTAAAAACTCACAACGAAAGCCGTCCTTTAAGCGTTGAGCAGCGAGGGCGGCTTTTGTGCGCAACACAGCTTCCAAAAGCCGGCATGTGCTACGCCAAAGCTCTAAAGCAAAGCAGTGCGTCTTTACGCTGCTGTAATATTGACAATCCGGCGCTTTTCTGGTATTCTACTATACAGTTAATTTGTCCCCCGCCTGCACCGCAGTTTTGCGTACCGGCAAGGGGCAGACGGTTTTTATCTGCTGGTGTGGCGCAATGGCAGCGCAACTGATTTGTAATCAGTGGGTTGCAGGTTCAACTCCTGTCACCAGCTCCAAGAAAAATCCTGCGATATACCGCTAAAATAGCGGCGTGTATCGTGGGATTTTTGCTTTTGTATACGTTGTGAAATGCCCGGAACGTGCGACAAATTCAAGAAAAACCCGTTTTGAGCAACTGTGTGCGCCTTTGTTCTGTGTGCTCCGCCTGTATCCGTTGTGCAGCGGGCTGCCACCAGAGCAAAAAAACGAAATTAGTTGTTGACAAGCAGCGAATTCGGTGTTATCATATACAGGCAGTCTGCGTGACTTGCAAAAAAGAATATGGGCGTGTTCCCGAGTGGCCAATGGGGACAGACTGTAAATCTGCTGCTTTCAGCTTCGGTGGTTCGAATCCACCCGCGCCCACCAAGATAAAACACCTAGAAACGTAAGTTTTTGGGTGTTTTTCTTTTGTTGTAACCCACTATCAAACCCACTTTTTTCTCTACATAAAATAAGAGCCGCAGCCCTGTGATAAGGCTGCGGCTCTTGTCATTTATGCGGTGCTCAGTGTGTACCGCTTACACCAAGTAGTCAGTTTGCCTCAGCGGACGCTGCGCTTGCGGCGGGCGTACTCCTCATCGGCAGCGAGGGCGGCGGCGGTGAACGAGTTATTCTTCCACCAGGCGATCAGGGCGGCAACGCTGGTGATGCCTGCCGTCACCAGCTGCTCCAGCTGCTGACTCTCGATGGGCAGGGGGCTCTTGCCAAAGGCGCTCAGCATCTGGTTGGTCAGTGCCAGCAGCAGCACGGCGGTGCGTGCCACGGTGCCTGCGGAGATGGTGGGTGCGGTGTAGGTGTGTGTGTTCATAGTCAGTTCCTCACTTTCTCATGGTCTTCTAAATCGGCGATGCGGTGGTTTGCCACCCGCATCTGTTCTTCCAGGACGGGGACCCGGCGGGCGAAGTTGTTGTGCTCCCGCACCTCCCGGGTCAGCTCCTCCAGTTTGGTGTCGGTCACTGCCTGACTGCGGCTGTTGGCGATGAGCACCCCCAGCAGGGTCACTGCTCCGGCAATGACGGCGGACGCTATGCTTTCCATGGTCTCACCCCTTCCACCGGCTCTTGACGGTCCGCACGTCCACATGGACCCAGCCGGTGGGGCGTCCGGACCGGACCGGGTACCGCCCGATGCCCCCGGTGTCCGGCAGCAGGGTCTCGGCGTAGGCGGCAAGCTGCTCCACGGTCACCCCTGCCGCCCGGATATCCGCCGCCCTGCCGTAGCAGTGCTGGCTGTATGCCGCACCACCCACCGCCTTGTTGTGGGCGGCGGTGCGGTAAGCGCTGGTAATGACCAGAGGTTTCCTAAAGTGGGTCCGGATCTTTTCCAGAATATCCACCAGCTTCGTGTCCACAAAGACCGGGTCCGAGCCGTCCAGGCAGGCAAACTCCCGCACCTCAAAGTGTTCCGAGAGTCTCTTGTTGCCGTTTTTCAAAGTGGAATATGCCTCGATGCTCATATTCCTCTCCTTTCCATTTTGAATTTTTCAAATCAATTTGTATCGGGGCTTGCATTCCCCAAATAACTTCCATCGCAGACAGTCGTCCACAAAAATACATAGGAAGCTCAGCAGGAACCACAGCACCGTGTACGGCACACAGATCTGCCCCGCAAGATTCAGCGGCATTCCGGAGTAGTCCCAAATCCCCATTCCGAGGAACAGGTTCAGCACCACGCCTGCCACCAGCTCCACTGCCGTAACCAGTGCCGCCCCAAACGCTGCCTGTTTCACCAGCGACATTTCCCACGGCAGATAGTTGTTGAGCCCACCGATCAGTACAAAGCATACTCCGCCCACAAGTCCCATGGTCCAGTGGCTGTGCCCTCGCCAGAGCACCTCCACGCAAATATAAAGCGCTCCGCCCAGCAGGAGAAGTGCTCCTTCTTTCAGCGCTTCCCGCAGTTTGTGGTCCATTTTGAAGTTACTCACCGTTGTACCCCGCCATGCGTGCAGCGATATTCTGCACCTGTTCGTTCGCTTCCGTCAGCAGCTGTTCCATTGCCCCAGCAAGGTCTTCCGGCAGATCTGCACCGTAGTGGATGCCTTTCAGCACCTCAAAGCTTTCTTCCCGCTGGATCCACTGCCGCAGGGCATTACAATAGGTGGTCTGCTTGGTGATAAAGCTCTTCACGGTCATGTACAGGATCAAAATATCTTTTGCGCTGTACATCCGGCACGCCTTGCCGTCCGCATGATACGGAGCAGCGGTAGCGCCCAGCGTCACCGAGCCAAAGATACCGTCAATGTTGGTCTGGTCCGTGATCTGCAAACTGAAATGTTCCTGGGTCCCGTCCGCAAATATCACATCCACGCCGCCCCGGATCGTCCTTTCGCAGCAGTCGGAAGCGTCTGTCAGCAGTCTGCTCCGCAAACTTTCCATCTGCTCCTCCTCTGTAGGCGGCTGGGGCACCGCACCATAGGCATACACCCGGTAGGTGCTGTCTGCAATGGAGATGCCCCAGTAAGGCTCCCCGGGCTGGGCGGCAGCGTTGTGCGCCTCCACCGCCCCGCTGATGGTCTCATACGCCACTGCGCCCTCTCCCTCCACCGGAGCAGAGTAGCCGGGCTGGATCTTGTTATCCATTGGTACCTCCTTATTCCGTCTGTACTATCATGGTGTCCGGGTCAACCAGCATCTCCGAGGGCAAAATAATCATGGGGCGCACATACCTCTTGTTTGTCGCTCCGGTACGGTAAAATCCACCTTGTGCGTCTATATAGACGGGATACGTCCATGTGGATCTACATGCCGGCGACCTAGTCCACCACGGATACGCTTTAGTACCAACGTATGCAATACGGCGGGAGTCCCGTTTTGTAGCATTGCAGCCCTTAAAGTACGCCAAAGTTGCTCCTTCATTATCAGGAACCACGGTATCGCTATCGCCTGTTACCCCCAACTCAGTGGCACTGGGCAGGAATATCTTGGCAGACAGTCCGTTTGCGCCAGAGCTGACTGTCGTATCCTGACCACCTCCGGGTCTGTAGGGAATCTTTACCTCCTTGATCTTGTCGCTGATCAAGCCCATAGCAAAGTTCATCATGCAGATCAGATCAAGCCAAGAGCGCACCTTGCTGTTTTCGTAGTCGTTAAAGTACATCTCGCTCTCATGCCACACCACGCTCTGGTGCAGTTCTTTCATCATAAGCCATGTGCCGGTGCAGCTGCTGTCGTAAATTTTAGCATCGGGAATGCCCTGATGCACAATCAAAAACTCCTTGTACGACTTTGGACCGCCAAAGGGTAGGTTGACCACCTTGCCCACCGCCAGACTTCCCAGCGGCGTGCCACTGGCATACACCAGCTTTGCCGCACCACCCGCCCCGAGGTATATCTTTGACAGCTGCCTTGCCTTGCCGTCCACTCCGAGGTAGAGCTTGGAGGTCGCCTTTGCCGTGCCGCCTACGCCGGGATAGATACTCATACCACCGCCTCCTTACTTGTACACCAACAATATCGTGTTGGTGGCAAGGCTGCTGCCTGCGCCGGGGTCCGAGGTCTGCGCCACAATCTTAAACCCGTTGACGCTGGTTGCCGTGCCGCCTGCACTACTGGAACCTGCATAGTTGTGGGTGTGGCTGGTGTTTGCTTTGCCGTTGAGCTTGCCGTCCATCTCCGACTCGGTGTAATAGCGGTCGTCGTGGGTATGGCTGCTGTTTGCTTTGCCAGCCAGTGCGTCACCAACTGCCTTTGCGTCCGCAGGAGCATCGGAGATGCTGAGGGTCTTATCTGCGGCAACGTAGTTTGCCGCCTTGCGGGCTTCCTCAGCGGCTTTTTCTGCAGATGCGCCTGCTGCCCCTGCACTGGTCTGTGCCGCCTGCGCACTGGTGGCTGCGGCGGTCTGGCTCCGGGCAGCGGCTTGGGCGCTTTTGTCGGCTGCCTCCACGCTGGCTGTCATGCCGGAGGCAGAGTCGGCAGCGGCTTTTGCCGCCTGCTGGGCGTTGGTGGCACTCTTGGCAGCGGCGCTGGCACTGCCCGCTGCGGCGGTCTGGCTGCCTGCAGCGGCGGTCTGGCTTTTGGCAGCGGCTTGGGCGGCGCTGGTCGCCTGCTCCTCCAGTGCGCCGATGCGTGCCTTGGCAGCGGCAAGCAGCTGGTCCGTGGGGATGCCGGTGACCCCGTCCCGCATGACCCCGCAGAGGCTCTCGTCCAGCCGGGTGTCGGTGATATCCCCGGGCTGCACCGTGACGCTGCCTGCAGGGCGGCGGACCTGTGCCAGACACAGATCGTACACCAGGCTGGTGCGGGTGATCTCCGGGGGCGTGGGGCTGCTGGCTGCTGCCCCGGTAAGCACCTGCAGGGTGGTGCTGCGCTTAGCGGCGTCGTACCGCAGCACGATGCGGTCGATGCGGGGGCGGGTGCCGTCTGCCAGCGGCAGGGTGACAGTGTCCGGGTCCCGCTTGCAGATGCTGTACCCGGCAAACCGCTCCGGACGCACCCAGCCCAGCCCCGCCGACACGGTGACGGTCATGCCGCCGGCGGCGGTGACCGCAAAGTCCTCCTCGCCGGAATACACGCCGCTGGTGCGGGGGGCGGCGTAGGCGGCGGCATCGGCGGCGTCGTAGTCTATGCCGTTGAGGGGGTAGGTCGTGATCTCGCTCAAAAACTCATCTCCTTACAGTTTGCGCCAGACCGGGGTGCCCAGCCGCACGGTGCGGGTGGTGGCGTCCTTCTGGCTTTGGGTGATGACCTCTGCCACCCGGACGGTGGCGGTGTAGCCCAGCTGGGGCACCGACACCTGCGCCACGTCTCCGGGGTGCAAGCCCTCGGCGTCCAGCGTCAGCTCGATGCTGCCGGTGCGCAGCTGTTCCAACAACTTGTTGGTGCCCCGGTCCATGAGCCGCTCCAGATAGGCTTGGCTCTTGGTGGTCTCGCCCTTATCCTCGTCGGGCTGGATGTCCCGGGCGTCCACGTACATCTCCCGGCGCTGGGTGCCGGTGGTGTCGGTGAGTCCCACGGTGACGGTGGCACGGCTTTCGCCTTCGCCCGCTCCCTGCACCACCGCCACGTTGCAGTAGTCGCTGTCCCCAAACGCCCATGCCGCCCCCTGCAGGTTGCCCCACTTGGTGGCGTAGCGGTTGTTGGGGTCCGCCGTGGGGCGGTAGACTTCAAACAGCAGGCGCTTGTCTGCGTTTTTGCCCTCCAGCCGCAGCCGGAACCCCAGATCGCAGGCGGCGGCAATGGTCATCAGGTAAGCCAGCACGGTGCCGCCGGAGGTCTGGGCGGTGTAGGTGGTGTCAAAGCCCACCGGCTCCCCCAGCTCCAGCCGGTCCCATGGCTCCATCTCCGCCACAAGGCGGCGCATGGCGGCTTCGGCGTTCTCATTTTTCACGATGGAGGTACTGACCCGCTTGGTAAAGATCCACGTCCCCGGGAAGCCGGTAACCACAAGGTTTGCGTCCTGATTCTCGTTGGAGCGGTGACAGATCCGCATGGGCACATCGCTGTCAGAGCGGCGCAGCCACCGTCCCTCCCGCAGCAGGGCAAGGTTCTCCTCGGTGGGTCTGACTTCCAGCGTGAACTCGCCCTCGGTGTTGTAGGGCTCGTCCCAGTAAAGGCTCACCCACACCTCCACCCGACCCAGCCGGGCGAGGGTCAGTTCATCCAAAACATCCAGTGTCACGAGATCACCTCCGGCAGGATACCGGTCACCGTGGGGTAAAAGGTGACGGTGACCCGCAGATTATCCCCGTTGGTGTCCGCCTGCGCCGCCAGCAGGTTGTCCCCCGGAGGCAGCTCCAGCAGGTCGCTGTCCTCGTCCAGCAGGGCAAAGATGTTTTCCTCCGCCCCTGCCCGGGTGCGCTTGACTGCCAGCTTGTCGGTGGTGGTGCGGTACACCTCGATGACCTCTCCGGGGGCAAGGGTGGTCAGCAGCCGCAGCTGCTGCCCGGTAATGACGTTGCGGACCCCGGGGTTCACCACAGCGGCGTCGCTTTGCAGGGTGGCGGTAAAGGGCACCGGCAGCGCCCCGGGATTCAGAGCGTTGAGCCAGCCGGTGGAGGTGCGGACACCAAACCGGTGGGGCTGGCTGTAGTTGACCGGAAACCGGAAGGCGGGGGTGTAGCCGCCCAGAACATAGCTCCGGGCGGTCAGGCTGTACCAGAAAGGCTTGGGGAAGAACAGCATAAAGTCCAGCACCGGGTAGGGGTGGATGCTTTTGGTGTAGGGGGTCTTGGCAAGGACGAACCGTGCCATATAGGCATCCCCAAAGTACAGCACCCCGGCGGTAAAGTAAGGCAGCTTTGCCAGCAGCAGGGCGGCGGCGGCGTCCCCCTGCTCGCCCCAGCAGTGGACTGTGATCTCCCGGCTCACCCCCGCCACGGTCTGCAGCTCCACGGTCTCGCCGATCTGGTTGACCCCCTGCGCCTTTTGCAGGTCCACGTCCACCCCGTTGAGGGGGTCCATGGTGTAGGGCAGCTGGTAATCCCAGCCCAGGTCCAGAGCGGCACCGGCATCGGTGACCAGCCGCAGGTGATCTTTACGCAAAGGCATCCGGATGCCCTCCTTTCATCGCTTGTGCCCCTTGGCACGGTCCGCCTCCCACCGGGTCTCCCGGGCGAGGTCCGCCGCTGTCTGTGCCTTGGAGTAGATGTACTGGTTGACGGTGGTATCCCCCTCCCGATGGTAGCTGTTGGCGGCAGCGGCGATCTGTGCCGTGCCACTGGCTGCCACAGTGCGGGACACCGCCATGTTGTCCGACAGCACCAGCGCATCCGCCTTGCGCACCATCTGTGCCAGCTTGCTGTTGGCGACCAGCAGGGCGGCGGTGTTTGCCTCCACAGCGTCGGTCAGGTCTTTGTCCGGGGCGGGGGTACCGGGGCTGCCGGTGCCGGGGCTGCTGCCACCGCTGCCGGTGCCGGATCCCGGGGCAGGATCGGGGTCGGCAGCTGCCTGCTTTTTGCGCTCCGCCTGCCGTGCCTTGCGGTCGGCGGCGATCTTGTCGGCGTAGTCCCAGGCGGGGTTGGAGATGTAGTCCACATGCCCGCCCCAGAGCTTTGCCACCAGATTGTACACCCCGATGAGCCCGTTGATGAGCAGCACAAAGCCTTCGATGCCCGCCGCCACGATCCGCAGCAAGCCCTCGAAGATATAGCTCATAAAATCCTCGACACCCGCCCAGACGTTCTGGAACCCGGCAGCCACCTCTTTGTTTTTGCCGGAGAAGTTCAGCAACGCACCCACCAGCATACCGATCAGGGAGATCACCAGCAGGATGGGGTTTGCCTCCATGGCAAGGTTCAGGGCAGTCTGTCCGCCGGTGGCGGCGGCTGCGGCAGGCACGAACTTTGCCACCAGACCCATTGCCAGCTGGCTCAGGTTGCCCAGCACGCCGTTCAAAGCGCTGCCCAGCTGATCCAGTGCTCCCATGGCAAGGGCGGTGATCTGCTCCTGCTGCTTTTGGGTGCACGCATGCCAGAAGTAGGACGCCGCCCACAGCCCCAGACTTTCCAGATCGCCGTTTTTCAGGGCGGTGGCAAGGGTCTTGACCGCCCCCAATGCGTCGGTCTGGATGTCGGACCGGATCTGCTCCCAGCCCTCGGTAAGCTTTGTACGGAGCTGGGTGGTCAGCATCTCTCCGGCGCTGGCGTACTGGGGTCCGGCGTCCTCGATGGTCTTGCTGACAGTCTTGGTGCCATCGGCGGCGATGGTGGTGACGGTCTGCACCGTGCGCTCTACGCCGTCAATGATCTCGGTTCCGGTGGAGGTGGTGACGGTGCTGATCTGGCGGCTGCCGTCTGCCAGCAGCTGGGTGGTCTTTTCCACCGTGACCTGCACCCCGTCCACCAGCCGGGTCTGGGTATCTTTGGTGGCAGCGACCACATCCCGCACCGCCTCGATGCTGCGCTGCACCGATTCGGAGCCGTCGGCGGCACGCTCCGTCACCGTTTTTACGGTCTTTTCCACCCCGTCTATGAGCTGCCGGGAGGTCTCGGTGATGATCTGTTTCTGCCGGGTGGAGCCGTCCGCCATGGTCTCGGTGACGGTCTGGGTCACGGTGGTGACCCCGTCCACCAGCCGGGTAGCGGTGTCGGTGACGGACGCCACCACCGTTTCGGCGGCGTCCTTGACCTTGGCGGTGCCCCTGGCAAGACCCTGCGCCAGACCTTTGCAGGTATTTACACCGATCTCGTCAAAGACCTTGGAGGGCGAGTGGATGCCCAACGCCTTTTTGGCGATGTCCGGCAGCAGGTCCACCAGACCCTTTACCTTGGCAAGCAGCCCGGTCCAGCCGGACTTGATGCCCTCCCACAAGCCCTTGACGATGTTGGTGCCGATGTTGCCCCACTGGCTGTAGCTGCCGTCCCAGACGCCCAGCAACTTTGCCACCATTGCCAGTGCAGCTTCCCCCAGCGTGGCGATCCCGTGGAGCAGACCGTTGACCAGTGCTTCCAGCAGGTCACCGCCGCAGCGGAGGAGATCTGGGGCACGCTTGAGCAGTGCGCCCGCAAAGCTTGCGATCAGCTGCCCTGCAGCAGTGATGAGGGCGGGCAGGTTGTTGACGATGCCGGTGATCAGGCTTTCGACAAGCCGGATGCCACCGTCCACGATCTGATCTGCGTGCTGGTCCAGATATTTGACCAGATTGATCACGATACCGGTCGCACTGCTGAGCAGAACCGGAATGTTCTGTGCGACGCCCTGCACCAGTGCTTCCAGCATCTGCCCGCCGGTGGACAGGATGGCGGGCATGGCGGTGGTCAGCTTCTGGGTCAGGGTGGTCACGATCTCCACCCCGCTGGCGGCAAGGTCCGGCAGCCTTGCGGCAATGCCGGAGCTAAGGTTTGCAAGGATGTCCCCGGCGGCGGCAAGCATCGCCTCCGGTCCGCCCTCGGACAAAGCGGAGGTCAGGGTGGTCAGGCAGTCGGTGCCCCACTGGGCGGCGTCACCGAGGGACGGCTCCAGCTGCTCATACAGGGTGATGCCCAGATTCTGGGCGGCGGTCTGCAGGCTGTCCACCCGGTGCTGCAGGGTGTCCGTCATGGTGGCATAGGCGGCTTCGGTGGCACCGGTGCTGTTTTGCATCTGGTCCAGCACAGCATTGAACCTGTCTGCGCCGCTGTTGGCAAGCGACAATGCGCCGGTGCCTGCCTCCACACTGGACCACAGCCCTGCAAAGGCGGTACTGTTGCCGCCCACGCTATCGTAGAGGATCTGCAGCACATCCCCCAGACTCTTGCCTTCGGCGTTCAGCTGGGCAAAGCTTTTGCCGGTCTCAGCCTGCAAAATTTTGCCCACCTTGGACCCGGCACTGCCCAGCTCGTTGAGCATGCTCTTGGTGTAGGTGGTCGCTTCGGCGGTGGCAATGCCGTTGGCGGTCATGACGGCAAGAGTGCCGGACAGGTTTTCCACACTGACGTTGTAGGCGGCGGCAAGGGGAATGACACGACCCATGCTGGACGCCAGCTCGTCCACGCTGGTCTTGCCCAGATTCTGGGTAGTCAGCAGCACGTCCGAAACATGGTCCGCCTGATCGGCACTCATGCCGTAAGCGTTCAGGGCGGTGGTCAGGATATCCACCGCCGCACTGCTGGAGGTAAAGCCTGCTGCGGCAAGCTTTGCGGCTTTGCCCGCAAAGGCAACGGCGTCGGTGGTGTCCTGTCCGGCGCTGATCGCCTGATATGCCGCCTCGGCAATGTCTGCGGCGGCAATGCCCATATCGGTGGAGGTAGCAAGCACCTGTCGGCTCAGATCCTCCACAGACAGCTTGCCAGCATCGGCAATGGTCCCCACCTTTGCAAGGGAGGTCTCAAATGCGGCACCGATGTTTACAGACGCCTTTACAAGCCCCGCCATCTGGCTTGTTGCGGACTGTACAAGGTCCGCAATGAGGCTGCCCGCCGCCACGGACATGGCACTCAAGCCCTTGTTAAAGCCGCTGGTGTCCAGCCGGGTATCGCCGGTAATGCTGAAGTCTGCCAATGTGTCCACCTCTCCTTCGGAGCACGGGCACAAAGGGCACAGGCTGTTACAACTTGATCTCTACTTCCCGCTTACAGGCAGGGTTCTTGCATTTTACCCACACGCCCCGGGCAGCGGCTGCGGGAGCCGCCCACACCGGCAGCGCCCTGCCGCAGACCGGACAGGGCACCGGGGCACGGTCAGCGGGCAAAGCGGGCGAGGAAGGCTTCCTCGTGGTCCTGCAGGGTCTCGTTCCGCTTCACCCCCTTCAGCCCATCCGGCAGGGCAAAGCGGCTGCGTTTTTCCTCTATGTCCTGCCGCTGCTCCGGCGTCATGCCGGAGGTGTCGGCGGTGCGCCAGTACACGATGCGGGCAAACAGGCACTCCTCTGCCAGCGCCCCCTGCAGCAGCGCCCGGAACAGCCACCAGTGGACCCGTTCGGCGGTCAGGTCCATGCCGTACAACTGCCGGAAGGCGGCGAGGATGTAAGCACCGTCGGCGGCGTAGTCAAAGGGCAGCACCCCCGGGGCGGGGTCGGCACCGCCCCTGCCGGGAATGTCTTGCCCCGGGGCGGTCAGGAACCGCAGCAGCCCTTCCAGCGCCTCCGGCTCCTCCGTCGGGGGCACCGGGTCCCGGTAAAACCCCGCCGCCGCCTGCCGCAGCAGGGTCAGCTTGTCATCGTCGGACCCGGCACGGAGGAACCCGTTCAGCAGCCGCACCATGTGCCGGAAGTCCGGGTCGATGCGCCGCCCCTCCCACACCGTGGGCAGGGCGTCCGTCAGCAGGTCAGCCACGGTCCGGCTCCTCCAGCTCTGCCAGCTGGGCAAGCAATTCCCGGCGGCGTGCCGCTTTGTCCACCCGCTGCACCATCTGTGCCGCCGTAGGCAGGGCGGCGGATGCCGCCTCCTGTGCCCGGGAGACTGCCGCCTGTGTCTGGGCGGCGGCACGGCGCTGCTGCCGGTTCATGGGTGCAGGGATGGTCTGCCCCTGTTCCGGGGCGGGGTGGAGCAAAGCCGCCGTCCGGCTGCGCTCCGCCTCCATGGCGTCCTTAAAGGACTGGCTCACCCTCAGGCAGTCGTTGAAGTTGCTGCCGTCCAGACCCAGCTTTGCCGATGCGCCCTCCCCCAGCACCTCGTCCAGATAGTCCATAAAGATGCGGCACTGGAACCGCAGCCAGGCGGGGTAATCCCTCTGGGGGCTGTAGCGGCTGCCCTCCGCCCGGGCACGGTCCTGCTGCTTTGCCTGCGCCGCCAGCATCCGGTCCACGTCGTTGGCGTTGAGGGTGGAAAAATCAAATTCCTGTCCACAAATGATCATGGTTCAGCCTCCTTAACCGGCAGCAGCGGTGGTGTAGTCAAATTCCGCCGGGGTGCCGATGCCCTTTACATCGCAGGCAAAGGTTGCGGCGCCGCCGGCAGACCCCCCCACATCGCTGGTAAGCACCAGTGCACAGCTGCCCTTTTCGCCCTTGCCGGTGCGCAGGGAGAAGTAGACATAGGGCACGATGACGTCACTGCCGGAGCCGTACCGGATCTTATGGCTCAGCAAAAAGTCCTGAAACGGGTCGCCCACACAGCGGTTGCCGTTTACCGCAAGGGTGCGCTGGGTGGCGCCCTTGGTGGTGACGGTGCCGGTGCGGATGAACACATCGTCGGAGGTGGAGGCGTTGAGGGCGCCGGAGTGCTCCTTTACGTGGTCCGCACAGACGATCCAGGCGGTGACCTTTTCGGCGGTATCTTCGGGGCGGCAGACAGCAAAGACAAAATCGTCTGCCGTCTCCACGCCGGTGTAGTCGGCGCTGGGGGTGATGCCGACCTTTGCAATGGTTTCTGCTACAGTCATGGTTAAAGCTCCTTTCAGTATCTGGGCTGGTAGTAGGCAAGGCGCAGCTGCATCTGCATCCGGCAGCTGCCCGCCTCGCTGGTGACGATAAAGCCGGTGGAGGTGACAAAGACCCCGGTCGCCGTCCTGCCTCTGCCGCAGCCGGACAGGTCCGGCAGCTGCCGCCGGGCGTTCTGCTGCAGCACCCAGTCGGCAAGCTGCTCAAAAAAGCCGCTGGACCGGATGTTCTGCAGGTCCGTCTCGCCGTATTCCCGGCGGGACAGCAGCAGGTAGTTCTTTGCCATGTCCCAGCCGGACAGGTAGGTGTCAACGATGGGGTCCCCGGGGCTGTCCTCGATGGAAAAGGCGGCAGCGTCCTCCTCCAGCCCCGCAATGCGGAAGGCGGCGCCGGTTGCCTCCTGCTCCCCGGCAATGAGGGGGCAGGTCTTGAGCCACTGCCGCAGTGCCTCGATGGTGGTAGCTGCTGCCATTACGGATTCCCTCCCAGTTCGTTCCTGGCGGCGGCTTTTGCAAACCGCACCAGCTCTTCCTTGTGGTCCGCAAGGGCACGCTGTCCCCAATAGCTGCCCCGCAGGCGGCTGTCTCCGTGGAGCCCCTCGCCCTGCGGATGCAGGTAATACTGCCGCCGGGCATAGGGGGTGTTATACACCAGCATGCCGCCCTTGAAGTCGGAGGCAGTCCGGACGCTGTTCTTCAGCGTACCGGTGTCAAAGGGCACATAGGGATCCACCACGGCGGCGACCTTTTGGGAAAAGGCAAACTGTGCCCGCTCAAACGCCGCCTGCCGGTCCCGGGCAAAGCCGGGACGGAAGGTCAGACGGATGCGGATATCCTCTGCCATGGTGTCAGCTCCCTTCTACGTGCCAGTGGGGCAAAAGCGGCTCCCGGTCGTCCGATACGGCGGAGATGGTGCAGCAGGTGTGGGTCTTTTCCAGCCGGGCATACTGCTGGGCGGTCAGGCTCCTTACCGCCCCCTGCACCAGTTTGCCGCCCCGCTTGAGGGTCCAGTGATCCGGCTTTTGGGCAGCGGGCAGCGCCGCCCACTGGGCATAGGGCAGATAACCGGCGGTGCACAGGGTGGCGGGGATCCGTACCTGTACGGTGCGCCGGGGGTCCTTGGCGGTGCCGCTGCCGGAAGAGGAAAGCCGCTGCCGCCAGCTGCACCCCGGCAGCACATGGCACACCGGGGTGTCCGCCTCGGTGGCGGTGTCGTGGATCAGGTTTACCACGGTGACGCTGCACTGCATCAGAAACACCCCCTGTACAGCAATCCGTGAGGGTCTGCCCCCAAAGCGGCTTGCAGCAGGGCTGCCGCCTCGGCACGGAGGGCAGCGGTGCGGCTGCCGGCAGCAAAGGTGACGGCATAGCCATCGTTGGAGATGCTCTGTGCCCCGGGCACCCCGGTCACGGCGGTCTGCGCCGCCAGCAGGTCGATGATCTGCCCGCAGGCGTCTGCAAGGGCGGCGTGGCAGGTGCTGCACTCTGCGTGGGCTGCCGCCCGCCCCCAGGTGATGCCGTCCACAAGGGCAGACGCCCGGCGGCACAGCACATCAAAGGCGGCTTGGGGCACCGTGCCGCCGGAGTCGCTGTATTCCGGATAGGTACAGTAGAGCATACTGTCAGCCCGCCTTCTTCTTGACCAGCACGGTCTTTGCCTTGGTGACCTTGTGGGCGTAGATCTTGCGCCCCTGCACGGCGACGGCACCGATAAAGCTGCCGCTGCCCTTCAGGTCGTTTACCGCCACCGGTACAGACCACTCCTCGATGCGGGTGAACCAGTCGGGGTGACCTACGATAAATTCCACCCCCTCGCCCAGGGTGGAGTCCTCAAAGACGGTAAAGCCTGCGATCCTGCCCACAGCGCCGGTCTGTACCACGGCATCGCCCAGGGCAGACGCCTTGATGAACTCCGGGCACTTGAGCAGCAGGGCGTAGGTCTCCGGTGCGGCAAGCAGCCAGCGCCCGTCGGTGGGCACATGCTCCGTGGACAGCTGGGTGCGGGCGTCCACGATGGTCTCGTAGATGTTCGCCTTGGTCAGGGCGGCGGTGCTGTCCAGTGCCGTGCCGCCTGTCACCAGCTCGGCGGAGGCGTCGGTCTCCATCTGCAGCGCCATGGAGTAACCGGCGCTGTCCAGACGGTCCGCCACCAGATCGCCGGGGACGCTCTGGGCGTCAAAGCCGTCGATGAGCTCGTTCACCGCCTTGTCCTTGTCGATGTTGACGGTCAGATAGCTGGTGTCGCCGTGGGTCATGGCGGCGCCGGTCTTTTTGTTGTAGTCCGCCACGGCGACCTCGGTATCCCGGATGGGCACCTTGACGGCGCCCGCCTTGGGACTGCCCTCGTAGCGGTTGTTGCAGATGACGCCCACACGCTTGACAAGGGTGGAGCGGAGCTTCAGGTCCACAAGGTTGGAATAGCGTTCCTGCTGAGTATGAGGCATGGTAAATTCTTCCTTTCGTTAGAGCTTGATGTGGGGATTGAGCTTTTTAAAGGCGGTCTCCACCGGGTCGGTGTCCTCTGCCCCGGCGGGCGGGGTGCCGTGGGCTGCCCCGGTGGAATAGGTGCCTGCGCCGCTGCCCTGTGCATCCCCAAACGCCCAGGGGTTTGCCTGGGCGGCTGCTTCCAGCGCCTTGGAGATGTCGGTGGACCGGTCGGCAGAACCCTTGAGGGCATCCAGATCCAGCAGCGCCCGGACTGCCGGCACACTGCGCCCCTTTGCCCCCAGGATGGCGGCGTTCAGGGCGTTGTCAAAGGCAAAGCCGTCGGACTGCGCCGCCATGTCCGTCTGCAGCTTGGCCACCTGTGCCTGGGCACTGTCCAGCCGGGTCTGCAGGGTGGCGGCGGCGGACTTCTCCCGGTTGATGTCGCTGCCGTTTTCGGTCATGAGCCAGTCCAGCTGCTCCTCGGTGATGCCGGGGATCTTGTTCTTTACGTCTTCACGTTTCAT